GACTTCTTGGGGGTGAGGAAAGAATACGTTTGGACCCTAGGATGCAAGAGGCCGTCAAAAGGGAAAAAGTAAGATCAACTATGATTGAAAAGTACAAAGAGGCTGCTGCTGATGGAGTTATAACATATAAAGAAAGCATGGCTATTGCTGCTGATTTAGACGCTGCTGGATTTCCCAATGAAGCTGAAAAAGCCCGTGCTTCTGCAAGAGCCACAAGAGATGAACAACGTAAAGAAGAATTATACCCCAGCCGAAAAAAACTCTTAGAAGCGCAAACGGCGCATTATGCTAGGAAGGGAACAGCTCTTCCAAAATTCAAAAGTTACACAAAAGAACAAGTAAAAAACATAACAAACCTTTTAAATGACAGTGACCCAGGTTTGGCACTGTTTAAAAAAATGTTTCCTAAGGACTTTATGAGTTTTGGCGCAGGGCCCAACGAAGAAAACATAGATCAGCTTGCCGAAACAATTTCAAGAATAGATCAAAAGTATGGGTATGTGCTAGGTCCTGTAGCAGCTTTTAAACTGTGGGTTGCAGGAGAAACCCCAGGTGTTTCAAGGACACCAGGCACAGCAGGTACACCAGGTACACCAGGTACACCAGGTAATAAGGGACCAGGAAGAGTACTTAAACCTAAAGTTACCGGACAACAAACTGCTGCTTCTCCTGGTGCCGGTGCTGCTACTCCCCCTGCTCCTGCTGCCAATCCCTCAGCTAATGTAGATACAAATTTAATGTTTAGCGCAGTACCTCCTAGCCATATCTATCCTACACCTACTAGCTTTAGTCAAGCTATACAACCACTAATGGGTACTCGCACCGGACCTTTAAGTGGTTCTCAACCAAGACCTGCAAGACCTGCTCCTCAACCCTCTGCGCCTGTAGTTGCGGCTCCGGTTGCTGCTCCGGCTGGTACAATACGTCCAGTAGTACAAGGACAAAGCATGGCTATACCTCCAGTAACAACCGCTGCTGCTCCTCTTGCTGCTCCAGTTGCTGCTCCAGTTGCTGCTCCAGTTGCTCCTCCTGCTGCTCCAGTTGCTCCTCCTGCTCCTGCTGCTGCTCCTCCAGGTACTATACGTCCAGCAACTCCAGGTCAAAGCATGGCTATTCCTCCAAAGGATACTCCTGATATTCCCGATGCTTTTACTCTACCTGACCAAGACCGTAAAGTCTTTGCACGTATTGAATCATCAGGTAAACTAACGGAAGTTAATGGAAAGTCTATAGGATTATATCAGTTTACATATGAAACTGCTAAGGGATTAATGCCTGGAATTAAAAAGAAAGATTTATTTAAGCCAGATATTCAAGAGGAACTTCTTGATAGATATATTAGAAAAAATGCCAAACAACTCGGCACTACAGACCCTTATGAACTATACATGGCACACCAACAGGGCGTACGAGGTTATAAAGAGTTGTTAAAGATGAGGGATGTTAAAATTAAAGACATCCGTAATCGTCATAGAAAAATAAATGTTATAAAAAACCGTCGCCCTGAAACTAAAGCAGATAAGAACGCAACTGTAGGTGACTTTTTAGATGAGTGGAAGAGACACTATTACAAACTAAGAGAAGACCTGTAAAAGCATGTCAGAAAATTTTGTTCTTACATTAGAAGACATCCGTAACGACGAAGAGTTACAAGCTTATGGATTAAAACCAGGAGATGAATTGACTCCTGACGGAACGATGGTGCGTAAGTTTTCGGAAATACAGGAACGTCAAGACTTAGGTATTGAATTAACTCAAGACGATATAGATGTTAATCCCTGGATGCAAGAACAGGAAGTAGAGCCCGGAGATAGGTACGTAGATGGTGAAATAAAGAAGGACTTATCGGGTTCTTCTTGGGAACAATTTAAGTACCACTATGAAAAGTCTGGAGGAATGACTGGATACTTGAAAGACATAGGAACTATTTATACGGGCATAGATTTCTATAAGGATACCTCAGGTAAAACAGCAGAGCAAAAGTACGGAGAGGGTTTTGAGGAGGCTACTCCTGAAGTCCGTAGGGAGATGCTCTTCAGGGCTAAGGAGAGACAACTCCAAGCTGAGTTCGGATCAGACTTTGAACCAGACCCCGGTAGTTTTGCTGGTATGGCAGGAGCATTTGCTGGAGAAGTTGTAGACCCTACGTCTTTGATACCGTTTATGGGGGGCGTTAAGGGTGCCTTTGCTACGGGAGCAGTACTAGGTGGAGCCTATAGTGCTTCTCAGGACATTGCTGAAAAAGGTACAGTTGATCCAGGTAAGATGGCAGTGATGGCAGGGGTAAGTGCCGTTATTCCTGGGGGTATAACTTTTGGTGCTAAAAAACTAGGACAACGAGCAGCTAGAAAAACCGTAGACAGAGTACAGCAAGCAGTCAATAGAGAGCTTGCGTCTCCCTGGGGTACTGTAAACGTGGATAATATACCTAGGATTGCTGAAGCAGCAGGGGTATCCTCAAGACAACTAGGGAAATCTCTTGAACAATTTAATATGACTCCTGAAAATATAGTTAATTTAGCTGTTCCTCAGTTTTCTCCAACTAAAGCAGTAGCTAAGGATAGTTATTTTTCTCGTCTACTCTCTCCCGGCATGGACAGGTATCTGGGTGTTCTCTCAACCCAGTTAAAAAACATATCCCCGTTCTTAGCCGGTAGACTTAGGAGACATGAATTTGAGTTGGGCGTGGCAAACAATACAGCTATGGATATTATACGGCCCTTTCAAGAACAGCTAAAGGCTATGGGTAATAGCCCACTTAAGGTTGCCCTGACAAGAGAGTTAGGAAACGCAGATAGGTATGGGTTTGCCAGGGCCGAAAGCATTATGAACCAAGTAGACCCTAGTATGGTTCAAAACTTTCGAGAAGTCAAAAAGTTATTGGATAAAATTAAAGATGACTACATTAGGCAGTACGGTAAAGAAGCCTTTGGAGAGTTAGAAGATTACTTTCCTCGTTTAGTTGATGACCTGGACACTTTAAAGAAGGCTCTAAATCCAGAAAATCCAAAACACTTTGCTCCTTTTGACGATGCACTAAAAGCATACGCAAAAGAAAAAGGAATTTCTGTAAAAGAAATCCCACTAAATAAACAAGATGAAATTACTAACAGGGTGTTACTTGGCCGTGCTGCCAGCATGGAAAAACCTGGACCTAATGTAGCTAAACAGAGAAAACTTGAACTAACAGATGACCTCATCCAGTACTATGCGTCACCAGAGAGGGCATTAGAAAATTATGTAAGAAGAGGAATTAACACTACAAGGACTAATGACTTTCTTGGAGCAAAGAACCTTGTGTTCTCTAAAGATTTAGAAGAGTTAGACTTTTCAGGAACAATAGGAAGTTATATTAACAGAGAGATGACTCTTAGAAATTTAGATGGAAAACAACAGCAAGCTATAGAGGACTTGCTTAAGGCTAGGTTTATAGATGGCGAAACTCCTATGGGAAAACTAACGTCAGCCATTAAAGAATCTGGATATCTATATACCATTGCTAATCCTACCTCTGCTCTTGTTCAGTTAGGTGACGTAGCAATTACAGCCGCACTTAAGGGTTCGTTTAACACCTTTACTTCTATGGTACTCCCTAAGAAAATTAAGATGTCCGACGTTATGGAGGCTCAGATATCCAAGGAGTTTAGTGATCCGTCTTTGTTTGCAAGTGCATTGCAAAAAGCCTTTACTATTAGTGGGTTTAGAGCAGTAGACCGTCTGGGTAAAGAGACAGTACTTAATGCCTCCTTTAAATTTAATTCTAAGTTGGCAAGAAAGTCTCCAGAAAAATTTAAAGAGAAGTGGGGAGATACTTTTCCAGATAATATAGATCGAGTTATGGATGATTTTAAAAACAAAAGAGTAACGGATGATACTTTGTTTGTTTTGTTTAATGAGTTGTCTGACCAACAACCTATCTCATTTTCAGAACTTCCTCCAGGTGCATTGGACTCTAAGTTAAGACTTCTGTATATGCTTAAGTCCTTTACGTTAAAACAAATAGACGTTGTTCGTAGGGATGTAGTGCAAGAGTACAAGAAAGGAAATAGAACACGGGCTGCTATGACGGCGTTTAGACTGGGAACTTATCTTTCTTTAGCTGGCTTAGGTATTAACCAAGTACGTATGATCCTACGTGGAGAAGAACTACTGGAGCCAGAAGAGGTGCCTACAGAAGCACTGTGGTCTTTGTTGGGTGTCTATGGGTTAAGTAAGTTTACCACTGACAAGTACCTTAAACGTGGAGAGATTGGACAGGCTGCTGCCAATACTTTATTTCCTCCGCTTACCCTGGCAGACAACATAGCCAAGGGAATTGTTGACGCTAACAACGAAGACTCAGAAACACTTAAGGGCCTCAAGACTATCCCTGTATTTGGAGACCTGTTGTATATGTGGTTCGGAGGAGGTGCTGAGAGGGCCATAGAAAGACGCGAAGGAGCTAGAGACTAATGGCTGAAGAACCACTTCCCATATTTAAAAAACAAGCTGAAGAAATGCAAGGTATGTTTAGTAAAGCAGCTAATGTATCTCAGGATGTATGGGACAACATGTCCACATTAGATCGTATGGCTCTTCTCTCTGCTCCTCTGCCTGTAGTTGGAGATATAATAGGAGCAGCCGCTGATGCTGTAGCTATTTACAAAGAACCTTCAGTTACAAACATAGCTCTTGGGGCTGTTGGTTTGTTACCTTTTGTACCTGGAGCTAGTGTCACTAGAACTGCACAAAAAGCCTTTACTAATTTAAGAAACGATATTCCTGGTTTTTATGCGCCAGGAGGTGAGTTAGGACGGGTAGGTGCTTTTGGAAAAACTCTTCCAGAAGGACTTAGAAATCTAGCTCAAGCCAGGTATGGTCCTGAAAGCAGAGCTATTCAAAATGAATTTAATATTAGTGTAGCAGATCAAAGGGCAGCTAGAGAAGCCTTAAGAGTATCTGAAAAAGTAACTACTCAGTTAAAACCTTTAGAAAAACAAATAAAAACAATGAAGGAAACAGGCAAAGCGTACACAGGAAAATATAGAAAAGTTAAAAGTGGAAAAGACAAGGGTAAAACAATACCTGTAGAAACAAAAGAGTTTGAAAAGTTAACTAAAAACGCTCAACAATTAAGGTCTACCGCTAACGCTGCCGGTAAAAAAGCAATGGGGCAGCTTAATCAATCACGTTCTATGATTAACCAGTACGGAACTGACAAAGGTTTCTTAAAAAATATAGATGAGGTTGACCATGTTAAAACTTTTAAATCTTTTAATTCTAAAGATTACTTTGATACGGTAGAAGATTTAGTTCCTACTGGTATTGGAAGAGAAGGAGTTGAAGAGATTTTTAACAAGATAAAAACTCATCCAGACATAGGAATGAATCCTAAAAAAAATTATCAAATGAACATAAGAAAAGTTCACACGGGATCAGCAGGAGAGTTAGACCCTGGAATGTCAGCAAAAGTGTATGGTAATCTAAGTTTAAACAACATTAAAGAAAGAGTTTTTTCTGGTGGAAAAGGCTATAACTCCGACAAAACATTTTTAAATAAGTTAGAAAAAGCAGGAGTAAATGTTTTAAATCCAGATGCAGTCCTTAAAGGAAAACCTGCAATTATAACTGGATCGGGCAAATCAGATGCTTGGGAATTAGGCGGTGTAAATTACATGTCTGCTATAAATAAAAGAGGACAAGTAACTACAATTGTTAACGATGAACATGATTTAGGAAGGCTTCCAGAAAGAGTAAGAAAAATAACAGATGAAATAGGTAAGTTACCTGGAGCAGACAGATACATGAATGTTTCAGAACCTATTGTCTATGACTTAGTTAAAGGTAAAAAACTTACGGCTGCTCAAGTTAAAGCTAAAAATAAATTTCAAAAGAAAAAACAACAGGCAGAGCAAAGGGCTATAGAAAATTATAAAAAGATTCCTGGTGTAAATCTTTCAGGAAAGATACCTGCTGGTTTTAAAACAAAAGAACAGTGGGGAAGAGCCCAAGCAGTCGCTAACTTACAACCAACCTCTAGAGATTTTGGTGGGTTATTTAAAGAAGCTGTTATTTTTGGACCGTCAAGAGTAGGAAGACCTTTAGCAAGAGAAGAAGAAGGGCAGCAGTAATGGCTAAAGGTGTAAAGCATTACTTCAGAGACGGAACTGAACACAAGGGCGGGATGCATAAGATGCCCAACGGTCATCTACACTCAGGTAAAACTCACGGCAAGACCAGCAAACGCCTGTATCACTTTAAAGATTTGTCAAAGACAGCAAAGGCAAAGGCCAGAAAAAAATGAAACAGAAAATTATCAAACTTATCTGCTTTGTGTTTGGTCACAAGAATCCAGGAAGCAACAAGAGCAGGTTCATCTGCTCCCGTTGCGGCCTAGACGTTGTTAGGAGTCGTTAGATTTTCCAGAGAGATACTTAGGAATATTTTTATTCTTACCTTCTGCCCAATTCCTAAAGTGAACCGTGTGTCTCCACCAGCATCTCAAGCCCCACCTAAACCAGTACTTAATTCTCTTTAACCGCATTCTTTTGTACCAGTCTCGGGGTCAATGTAACAGGCGGCACCTTCTGTCTGTGGTTCATCGGCCACATTAAGAATACCATAGCGTTTACCTGCCAGTCTAAAGGTAGTCACACCCTTTAGCTTACCCTTCCATCCCTTCATGTACACATCCTTAAACTCATCAAAGGTTACTGCGTCCCCTACGTTGATAGTCTTGGAACACGCACTGTCTACGAAGGGCTGCACTGCGATCTGAATGGCAAGGTGGTCGTCTACTGACAGGTCGTTGGCTACCTCACCCTGTAGATTATACTTGTCATGTACGTAGTCCTTCATCTTCATAATGACGGGACCTTCTGGTAACTGTACAGTCCTGTCGTACTCCAAGGCAAACACAGGTTCAATCCCGCTGCTTACGTTGTCGGCGGTAAAGCTGATGGTTCCTGTGGGTGCTATGGAAATCAAGTGACTGTTTCTCATGCCCTGCTTCTTAATCTTTGCCTTTAGTTCTTCAGGAAACTTAGATACAAAACCACTCTCCAAATACCCCGTCTCCTTGAACTTAGGGAATGCTCCCTTCTCCACTGCAAGGTCTGAGCTTGCCTCGTAACAGGCATGGGTCAGCGTCTTCATAATCTTCTTGGTAAACTTAACGGACTCAGGAGAGCCATAGGAGAGATCCATAAGAGTGAAGGCGTTGGCTAGGCCAGTGATCCCTATGCCTATCCTACGTGTCCTCTGATGCTCCTTACGCTGCTCCTCAAGGGGGTATTGTGTACGATCAATGACGTTATCCATAGCACGTACAACATGGGGAACATCTGCATTGAACTGTTCATAGTCAAACTCAAAGTCGGGAGTGATGTACCGTGGAAGATTAAAGGACCCCAAAAGACAGGCACCAAAGGGAGGTAGAGGTTGCTCACCACAGGGGTTAGTGGCATCAATGTCCTCACAGTACCATAGAGGATTGTCCTCATTAACACGGTCAATGAAGATGACCCCTGGCTCTGCCCAGTCCCAGTTGTTACGCATGATCTCGTCCCACAACATACGGGCGTTGATTGTGTTGTAGACCTTACCACTAAACTTAAGGTCAAAGTCTCCGTCCTTCTCTACTGCCCTCATGAACTCATCGGTAACACCTACGGAGATGTTGAAGTTGGTCAAGTCCTTGTCGTTCTTCTTTGCTCGAATGAACTCCTCAATATCAGGGTGGTCCACTCGAAGCACCGCCATCATAGCCCCTCGTCTATGTCCCGCTGAGACAATCGTTCGGCAGACTGCATCAAAGATGTGCATAAAAGATACAGGCCCACTAGCGGAACTGTCAAGAGAAACAATACGATCACCGCTAGGGCGAATAAGACTGAAATCATAGCCAATCCCGCCTCCTCTACGCATCGTCTCAGCAGCTTCACTGGCTCTTTGCATGATCGAGTCCATAGAGTCTTCAATAGACCCACTAACAAAACAATTGAGTGCTGTAACATTCCTAGGACTTCCCATTGCGGACTGGACTCTCCCCGCAGGAAGGAACCGCATGTCCATAGTAATTTCTTTATACGATTTACGATGTTCTTCATCATCTGACATTGCTCCCGCTTGTCTACTGATGGCCTCCTCAAAGCTCTCATTAGCCAACCGATACTTCATGGCATGGAGGTCATCGCAAGGTTTAACTTGTGGTCCTACTGAGTTTCTTCCGTACATATTTAGTTTCCTTAGTGATGGGTTATGGCATGTTCCTCAGGGAAATCAGGACCCTGAGTAAACCTTATAAACATTTCTTCCAGTGCAAGAGCTATAAAAAAAGAAGTCTTTCTGTTATTAAGTTTTGATAAGTCTTTTAACCAAGAATAAAACTCAGGAGGTAACTCTTCCTCATCTACTAACTCAGCAAAATACTGTTCTTCTAAATCCATATCCATGTGCGCTACCTTTCAGGGGTAAACTCAATAACATTTTCAGTACTGGACATTTCTTCTGCTAGAGCAGCATACCCTGCTATGTCCACAAAGCTATCCGAAGTATGCTTATGAACTAACCTAGCTACCTTAAGAAGTATCATCATAACTGCAACGTCCTCTGGTTTTAGTCCGTACTCTTCGTCTAGGTATGTGTTCCATAGAGCAGCAATACGTTTGTGATTGTCGTAAGCATCTCCATAGTCGTTGGCACGTTGGCCATTTAAGATAGTCTGAGCTTCTCTAAGAACTTCATTCCTATTCATTATTATACTCCTCTTCATCTTGAATGTCAACATCAAACTCTCGTCGCAGGTTATCCATAGTGTCCTCAACTATGTCCTCAAATCTCTCAAGGATATCTTCACTGGTAATGTCCAGAAAGTCACAAAGAAATTCAGGATCAGTAATAGCTGCAAGTCTCCGAATGAACTGTTCATTTGATAAAGGCATCGGTAATGTCCTCCAATGTGTACCACTTGAACCCTTCCTTATCACACCATTCTGACATATTCATTTTACTTCCCTTCCTTAGTTTTTTGTTTGGGTTATACAGAAGAAAAACTAACTGTCTTTTCTTTGGTAGACTGTCCCGTATTGCTTTGTACTTCTGTGTGTCACCGACTCTGAAGTATCCCTTAGCCTCCACAAGAATATCTATTTTGTTCTTATCGTTTCTCCCTACAAAGTCAGGGATGTAATTCTTGTGGATGACATAAGGGACCTTCTCTGATTCATACTTACAGTACTTCTTCAGTAAGAGACCTGCTGTCTCCTCGAACTTATTCCGATACTTTGGAGGCACTCTTCTTTACCTTGGTTTCTTTTGTAAGGGCCTGGGTCATACCTCCTGTCTGAGCCACAAAGGGTGTTCCGTGTAGGGTCCACCCGTCATTAAGTAACTCAGTTACCTGTTGCTCGAAACGGTCATGGCGTGGGGTGTTGATAACTTTAAATTCAATCATTGTATTCTCCTATTCATCTAGGTTAATTTCAGGATAAGGTTTACCCTGACGGTTCTTAGGGACGTTTACTACGGTAGTTAAAAACTTTGGACCTGAGCCAGTGTGAAATGCGCGGACTTCTGGATAACAAAACTTTTTGTACTGGCAATAAGAGCAGGTAGTACACAGTTTTAAGTTGCCTGACTTCCCATCCTCTTCGGGAGAATAGCATCTTGAAGGTCGGTCTTCCTGCTTTACAGACTTTTTTACATGCTCAATCCTTTCCTCAATATCCCCTGAGAAATGCTCGTACATAGGATCACTTGTGTTGTCCAAGTCATACTCAAGAACAGCCAGCTTACCGCTGTCTCTGTCCATAGCAAGCCATGCCCACTTACGATCTCCCTCCGCATGGGCATATGCTTTAATCTGATCGACATAACCAAAGTCATCTTTTGCGGCTAGGGTTCTATCGTTAAACTTCATTAAACCAAACTTAGTAGTGGACTTAACATCAACCACAGTGCCATCAATCTTACAGTCCATGTGACCCCTGACTCCACCAACGGACACTTCCTTCTGTTCATCCGTTACCTTGTGTCCGGTGAGACGGACAAGAAGCAGGATCATCTCCTCAATCATGTGACCATACATAAACTTGATAAGAGTGTGGGGTTGGATACGCTCACCCCTGTAGCCGTTGTAGGAGAACCATTGGATAAGATCATTTTTACCCACTGAGGAAAGGCGTAGTTTCCTACCGTCCCTACGTCCACCTGGAAGGAACTCCTTACGCATGATGTCCTTCATGGCCTCTCCGAATTTGTCTATCTCCTCCTCAACGTCCACACCATCGCCAGTGTTTCTGTTGACCATGAGGGTATAGATGTCTTCGACTAGGGTATCCATGTTCTTTTCCATTATACTCTCCTATATTCTGGGATCGTCCCAGAAATTAGTGGGTCTCTGCCCACGATTGTCCCACCTTGTACTCTCCGTCCAGTGGGCATTTAAGCGACATCCGATCTCCAGCAGCCTTGATACACTCTACGGCCAGCCAGCCTAGCTTCTCTGCTTGGTCCTCTTTGACCTCCACTTGAAACTCATCGTGAATATTACCTACAAACTTGTACTCTATATTATGTATTGTAGCATACTCATCAAGTATCGTCAAGGACTTCTTCATTATTATTGCACCTGCTGACTGTAGAAGTGTATTCAAGGCGGCGTGTTCACTCCGCAGTACTAGTTTTCTTCCGTCGAGTCCTTTGAGGTATCCTCTCCGCGCAGATCGTGAAACCCTTTCGCGTAAATCTCGAAGAGACGGTGTGTTAGAGAGAAACTTCTCCTTAAGTTTTGCTCCGTCTCGCTTAGAACCTCCAACAATAGTTCCGATTTTGGCGTCTCCTGCGCCGTAGAGGAAAGCATAGATAAAAGTTTTAGCGAGGTCTCTTGTTGCAAGTCCAGCAGCTTTTTGATTGGCTGTATGGACATCTCCATTTGTGACTTCATTTGTGTACTCCTTATCATTCATGTAGTGGGCTAACATTCTCAACTCCAGGCCAGCGGCATCAATACCCACAAGCCTGTAACCTTTTGGTACTGTCCAACACTCACGGCATTCAGTACCGTATGGAGAGTAAGAGGCGGGGACCTGTGCCATGTTGGGGCTGCTGTGTGTCATACGCCCCGTCACTGCACCGATAGGGTTGACCCTACCGTGGACCCTACCATCCTCCTCTACCGCTTCTATCCATGACTGCACCTGTGCCGTTCTCTTCTGTATCAGTAGATACTCTGCGATTAGCTTGGCCTCAGGTATATCAACCCTGGATAAAACTCCTTCGTCTACGATGGCCTGTCCCTTCTCAGTAAACAACTTAGGCTTCCACCCAAAGAACTGTAGGTGACGGGCTATCTGTTGTCTTGACCCTAGATTAAATTCGGGAAAAGAAACTCTACTAAATGGACCAGCCACGTCAGTATACCGATCCCCAAGAAACTTAAGCCCAACCACACTAAGGCTTCCGTCCTTGTTATATTTGGGAGTGACCTCCTTATCGAAGACCGCAAGAGGCGTGAACCTTTTATGAACCTCCCTCTCCACTTCCATACTGCGCTGCTTAAGTTTTGCCTGTATATCAAACGCTCGCTCAACATCTAACTTCCATCCTGTCTTCTCCTGTTCAGTTATAATACGTTGCACTTCATGTTCTAGTTCTATGGACTCCCCCTGAAACTCCTCCAGCTTTTCAGTTAGTTCAGTGTACAGCTTGGCAGTAACGTCCAAGTCTCTCTCGCAGTACTCAATCATCTCGTCCGACAGGGTAGACCAGTCGTCGTGATCTCCCTTCCGAAACCCTAGTCTCTCCCCCCATGCCCTGAGTGAATGTCCCCCCTCCATCTGAGGGTTGTACAGTCGGGACAAAACAAGGGTATCAACTACGTTAGGCAGTGTAATTCCCAACAGGTCGTTCATTACAGGACTGTCAAACCCAATAATGTTATGACCAACCACAGTAGAATATCCATTGATGTACTCCTGTATCTCTGTTGCATCACTAAACGAAGGCGTAAGGAAACTCTTCTTGATCTTCGTCTCTAGGTCCATCGTTCCTATCATCCATATCCGCTCTATCGAAGAGATCTGGCTGTTTTGTAAAGCGGTGGTTTCTATATCTAAGATAAGCGTCTGGGTCATTGATTAAAGTCTCACCTCTGTTTAGAGCTTTGTGTTCTAGAGCGTGACAGTTCATACATAAGATAGCACACTTATCAGCTTCCTTCAAGACATTAGTTAAATATTTAGCTCTCCATTTTCTTACATCCAAACCAAACTCTTTATCTTCGGGATTAAGATGATGAAAACAAAGTATGTCCGAAGGCCAGTAGTCTTTACACAACTCACACGTACCTCCTGTCTTTCTTAAAATATAAGAGTCCCTTCTTGATCTCAGCCTTGAATGATGTTTTCTATCATAAGGATTTCTAGCAGGTACTTTAGGCATTGTCCTTCTCCCAGCAATCCTTACTACACCAGAACGTCATGGGAAATGCCTTGGCTACCTCAGGGGTCTCATGGACAGAGCCACAGTAGTTACACTTGAACATCCCAACGGGAACATCCTGGTCCATTGTCCCTGCTATCCCCACCCCCTCTTCTTTAGAACTCTTCATGGGCCACCTCCTGTACCTCAGGTGCCACACCCGCTACCATACGGGAGGTATCGTCCTCATAGTACAGCCATCCAGCGTGTCCCGTGCGTCCCGTGCGGCGGCACTTCACTAGCTGCACCTTGGTACAGTTCCTAGCGTAGTCGTCCTCCGACATCTTGTCCCTGCTCAGGAGTATGGTATTGAATGCGATCTGATTGATCGAACCGGACCCCTTCATGTCGTACTCGTTGACATCGTGAGGGTCCTTAACGCTGGGCTTGCGTAGGTGTGACACGATGATGATGGCCGCATTGGTTTCCTTGGCCAGCTTCAGGCACCTGTCCATAAAGGAGTCGATCATCCCGTTCTCATTGGACTGCACTGCCGCCTGTAGTGGATCAAGAATCAACACTTCACAGTCCATACCCTTGATTAGATACCTCATACGAGAGAACAAGTCCTCGATGTCTGAGGCTCCGGCATGGTCGTCAAGGTGTATCCTGTCGGTCTCCTGTAGTTCCTCGTAGTGAGGGCGGTACGAACTGTAGTCCCGCTCCTCCTCAGGTATCACCTTGATATTGGTGCCACCCACTACACCCACTACGTTCTCCGTAATCTCACCTATGGATGCCTCAAGGAACACCGCTCCGATCCTACGGTTGGTCTCCTTGTACATACCATAGAGTAGGTTGGTGACGAAGGTAGTCTTACCTACGGAGGTCAAGGCACCAATCACCGTGACCTCACCAGCGGCCATGCCACCGTTCATCATCTTGTTGAGAGTACCAAAGGTGGATGGAAAGGGTATGATCTCTGCCTTGCCACGGGTGACAAAAGCATCCCAACATACCTCGTCGGACAGCGAGACCACTCCTGCTGGCTTGTATTCCTTAGCGTCCCACCAGCACTTGACGAACTCCTGCACCCTCCCTGCCGTCAGCATATCGGCGGCGTCCTTCATGGGCAGACGTACTACCTTAGCTTTGTTGGGAGAGAACAGAGAGACCACCTCATCAGCGGCCTTCTGTCCAGCGGCATCGTTGTCAAAGCAGATGACCACCTTATCGAATGTCTCCAGCCACTCAAGGTTCTCCTTGATGTCTTTGGATGCGGAGGCGGCACCCCGTTTGATGCTGACCACGGGCCACTTGCCGTCGAACATCTCGGCCACGGCGAGAGCATCTAGTTCCCCCTCCGTGACCGTGATGAACTTACCACCGCTGGCCCAGTGGCTCATACCAAACAAGCCAGTGTTTTCCAGTGTTCCGGTGGTATAGAAATCTTTTGACGTTACGTTACGGACCTTGGTTCCCACTAGGTTGCCAGTGTCCTTGTCATAGTAGGGGTAGTGATGCTTGTCGTCCTCAAGAGTTACCCCAAACTTCTCGACTATTCGTTGAGATATATTTCTATCCTTGATGGGTCCTGATGTGCCGGACATTTCCAATCCTCTCGTTTTCTGGGACCGTCCCAGGTTTTCAGTGGGAGGGGGAGTTGCACCCCCGTCCCTTTCAATATGACCGCACTTGAAGCAGTACCCATGCCCATCATCGTAGACTGCGAGGTTATCCCCCGTCTTATCTTCTCCGTCACTACGACAAGAGGGGCAGGGTGCCTTGCTTATGAAGTTAGACTGGAGCATTAAAAGTCCTCGTCGTCTGCACCGTCACCACCCTCTGCCATCTCCAGTACCTTGATCTTCTTGAAGTACGGAGCAACACCGTGAGTAGGGTGTGGTTTGCTGGGTTCCCACATTACCCGCACCCTAGAACCATATGGGATGAACTTGGCAATGGACTCACCGTCAGCGTCAAGGACGGAGAAGCCAGGGAACTTGGTTACAAACTTGCGCTGGGGCTGGTTCTTGTACTCCTTCAGCTTCACCCCTGTCTCGGCCAGCTTCGCCGCCTCGTCAGGTTCCAGAGTGAGGACGATGGAATACTTGCCCGTGTCCTGTCCATTGTAACGCTCAGTCTCAGCGAGGTTTGAAAATGCAACTGTACCTTCGGTAATCATAGATAGTTCTCCTTTAGTTGATTAGAGGTGGGCATTGAATAGCGAACATAACGTCTCCCCGTGGGGTCTACCTTCCGTTGTCGGGTAATGACTATCCCCATTTCTTCAAGGTCACTGATCCTACGAGGTAGACTGGCGATCCGATAGAGATCACGGGCCTCGTAGTTAGAGATCGAACGACCACCCTGAAAATGATCCATTAAAAGTTTAGTCTGTGCTTTCATCTTAACTCCTTCTGTCTGATTGGTTATGCTAATATACTACCATGCGTTGGCCTAGGTGTCAAGTCTACAGGTTTACCGTCTTTCCCATAGGCTTGGTCGTACTCTGGAGAGGACGCTATTTGTTCAAAGGGTAGCACCTCTCGCTTGTATGTGTCGCCATACTCCCAGCGACCATAGGTCATGGGTGACTTAGCGGCAGTAAACCAACGTGCATACATATTCTTCTCCTCATTCTTTGGTAGTTGATAAGTCTTGAGAACACGTATCTCGAAATCCTTAAACCTAAATATGGCATAGGGATTGTCTACGTCTCTCGTCTTTCCCATTGGATTCTTAGCCATTAGTCAGTACCTCCTATCTTCAGTTGATGATCCGTTAATTCTTCGAGCCTCTCGAATACACTCTTTCGGAGCCTCACGTTTATCTTGTGACCTTCGGAACCCCCAGGCCAGTACTCAAGATAGACCCACTTCCTTCCCCTCTTCTTGACGTTGACTATCCTGTAGCCAGAGCCTATCCGTGGTGCCTCATCAGCAAACCATATAGCTTTACGAGTCATGCTCACCTCTCATGTATTCCTTTATTTCCTTGTCTGCATCAGTCGCAGACAGGGTACGCTTACGGGATCTGAAGGTCTTGGGGTGGTAGTACTTGTCCATCACAACCTTCTCTGGATTCCTCCGATTCTTTGGAGAAGACCGCCTCTTGTTCTTGGTAGACATAACCTTTCCTTCCTTCTCTTTGGCGTAAAGCTGCTTTCGTTTGTCGTGTAGCTGTGGGATTTATAACTCCAGACCTATCTTTTTTTGTCATAACTATCCTTTCTTTTTCTGGGACCATCCCAGGAAATCTTAAGAACACCTAGGAAATAACTTTAATGAATATATAAAGGATTAATTCCCTAGGGTTCTTAAGTATTCTATAGATCATTCTCCTCATTGTCAAGCGGAATCTTTGAAATAACATTTACGTCATCTATGTACTCAAAGTCCTCCGCTACTGCCTCACCTATTGAACCCATGCACGTACTGCATGTGTCAAGAGGTAAACCTGTGAACAGATCACGCTTAAGTAATTCTCCGTCCTTTAGTTTAGCATCACAAATAATACATCTCACTATACTTCTCCTTTACTTGTCTTAAAATCTCACTGAAATATAGATCAGGGTCCAGGTCACGATAAAATATACCCAGTGATCCGACAAAACTAATCTAATTTTCTCCCACATATCAAGCACCCCATGCACCAGTCGCAACATAATGCTTATACTTTTTATCCTTCTCAGTGGGGTTCCACCACCAGTCCGGCATCACATTGTACCTGCACTCCATAGCCCAGCACCATTCGTTATATCCCATGCGTCTAACCGCACTCATACACTGGTCTACTAGTTTCTGTCTGCTATATGCCATAGAGTTCATCCTCCGGTTCCTTCAATAGTTCAGGGTGATAATTTACCATGTAGTTTCCACCCATGTCAAGTGCCACAAAGTAACTACGTTCTGATCCATTTTTGTTTGAGTACTTTTCCTTAGTTTTATAATACCCGTTCTTCTTTGGCGGGATGGTGTACCCTGCCGCACGTAACGCCTTGATAATCTCTTGCGTCTCCGGTTTTGTCCATATGCGTGTCGTCATTTTACTGTTACCTCTGCTTGAGTTTCAATCCATACCTTAGCGCCACAGGATAGCGGCTTGTCTGGACTATACACTATTTTACAGGGACCGTCAACCTCTACTGTGTGGCCGTAATCGTTCGACTTGTACGTCTTGACCGTGATCACTGGGTTACGCTCTCCAGACTTGGCGTTTGCCTTGATAACGTGTTGATTAATATGTATTATTTTCTTCATTTGATTATCACCTCTATGAAAAAGATTGTTGCTGCTAGTGCCACCGCTAATGCTATGATGTCAAACTTACCAAATTGTTTATCCATTGTCAACACCCTTTTTAACCTTGTGAATTTTACGCAGCTTTTTATTCGCTGCACGTTTCCCGTGGGGGCGTAGGTGCTTCGCCCACTCCACTGTTACTTTTTTTCCGTCGATTTGTTTTGCCATTTTAACCTCCAATTTTCTGGGACGGTCCCAGGTTTAGTGTTTCTTGTACGATACGTTTTTGACGGACGGATTCCAACACGCCCGACAATCCCCGCAATTATTCCCGCGAGTGTACGCCAGACATTCCTGGCCTATGGGCTCCCCGTGTTTGTCAAATACCGTGCTGGTATTGTCCGCACTAGGGGCGCGTCCGTTTACCTTGCTTCCAGATAGACGGATCACTAGGTTGTCCGGTGTATCTACGCCCCGTATGATGTCCCGTTCCTGCGTAGGTAGCCAATGCTTCACGTCAGGGGTACGCTTGCAAACCTCAATAATACTATCAAGCATGGTCCGCGATTGCAAGTCCCCACTGTCAAACCATCTATGATATTTGGTTCCTGATCTATTGATTTGAAAAACCATTGCCTCTATCCAGGTTTGCTGACTAGCATTCTGCCACTTTTCCAGGTTAGACTTGTATCCCTGGTTCACGCTAGGCCGTAGTTTCTGGAGCTTCCGGGCATAGCAAGACGCGCAGGGTGTACCCTTGATTTCCGCTAACTTGCTTCCCGTCTTACACGCGAAAGCATCTATGGCGTATGATGTCCCTGGCATTTTGGTGTTACCTTTGGATATCTTGCCGGACTGTATTGCTTCTTTGACTAACATCACTTGTCCTCCCTTAAAAACCATAAACAATAAAAAAACATAACTACACTTGAAATAAAAAACAACCATAACATAATCATCACTTGTTCTCCTCTAATGTGTCCTATCATATCCCCTGGCCATTGTCAAGCCAGGGGACATTGTAGGAGACACTAGCGACGGAATGCCTCAGGAATTTCCAGGGGATCGGGATCCGCTACTTCTTTTAACGCCAAGCGAACAATTTCTTGGGAATCAAACCCCACGTTTTGAGCCTTTGCTAACCAAGCTGCTACAGCGTAAACGTAATCAGCTTTTTCCAATTCCTTCTCGGTTGCTTCCTCGGTTACTTCCTCGGTTACTTCCTCGGTTGCTTCCTCGGTTTCCTCGGTTGCTTCCTCGGCCTTCTGAGCCTTCTGGATAGCCTTCCGAATTGCGCTCAGTTTGCGCCATCCGTTCGCCAGGGCTTCATCTACTACAGGATCAAAATTCTCCTTCACAAATTTGCAATCCCTGGCAAACTCAGAACGCTGCTCCGGCGTGAGAAATACGAACATGTCCGTGAGAACTCCACTATTCTCCACCATTTTCTTGGTGAGGGATTTTCCTGGCCATGCGTTGTCTGTCTCTGCCTGGATGATTTCAAACATGGGCAAATAATGCTCCATGACCAGATTCTCGGCATGTTTGGCATCCGAATGAACCGCTTGGCGAAGAGCCTTGTTGATGTTTTCAACATTGTGCATTGGTCTATATCCTTTTGACTGATTGATGATGGTGACAGTAGATAGTAATTCTCATATATCGTCAATAAATTTTTATGGGATTATCCCAGATTTTTCATTTGAGGCCATAAGTGTTGCATAAGTATCACACTAGTATAACTGGCATGAATTGTGCTTAATGCAATAAGTGTGCCAATTGAATTCCTGGGATGTCCCAGGAAATACCTGACAACCACACTCGGGTATTCTTTTTTTCTCATTTCCACGGGAATTCTCAGGTAGTCTCAGGAAAACCCCACGCCCAGTGGGGGCATTTGTGGGCCTGAGGAGGCACGGGGAGGGGCCCAAGAGGCCACGTCTCTCTTCGTTTGTCCCTCACTAGCACATCAGAGGGAATTTGGACCCCTTAGGACCACCTAAGAATTACATAAATAACTAAACCATAGTAAAATAACTCTTGACTTTTCAGGATAGGCGGGGTACTTCTTAAGAAGTCCTAAGAAGCTATTGACTTTAGGTTCTAAATATGTTATAATAAAGCTATAAAGAGGTTGATACTTAAGAACATCAAAGTTAAACTTTAAGTAGTTAACCTTTAAGAATTTAAACAAATTACTTGCCTTCACATCTTAAGAACACTTAAGTATGCAAACCAGTTATGGTTTGGTCTGTTAAAAAAGTCGAGGAGTTGTCTTATGCCTTATGGTCCCGGTACTTATGGAAGTAAAAAAGGTCGTCCACCTAAGAAAAAGAAAAAGGAAGACGAGGGCAAAAAGAAGAAAAAGACCCGTAAGAAAAAATGATAACCCACACTGCCTCCCTACGTAGTAGGAAAAAGTCAGGAGCAAAGAATGTCAGAAACAGAAGAAGAGCAACAGCCCCCTATAAAAAAGAAGAGAGGCAACCCAAACTTTCACAAGGGAATGCCAGCGTTAAATCCAACGGGGAGACCAAAGGGGTCACTTAATAAATACACTAAACTCTCCAGAGAACTTATGTCCACTAAGGGACCGGAGATTGTAAACAAGGTTATAGAACTGGCACTAGAGGGAGATAGGCACTGTCTTAAAATGTGCATGGACAGAATTATTCCTACCTCCAAAGCAGTAGAAATAACACACGAACATCAAGACCTTGGCGTTAATATTATTATTGAAGGTGTCAAGGCAGTAGAGGCAAGAGAAGCCAAGGAACAGGAAGTATTTGAAGCAGAGTTTCAAGAAGTAGATAAGAATGACTGACTTAAAGGTTACTCTTCACGATGCTCAAATGCAAATCTTTAAGTCCGACAAAAGATTTAAAGTAGCCAGTTGCGGTAGACGGTTTGGTAAAAGTTACTTAGCGGCGTGGGTATTAATCATTAAGGCACTACAAAGTCCAGACAAGGACGTATTTTATGTAGCACCTACGTTTCAACAAGCTAAAGATATTCTCTGGTCTATCCTTAAGGACGTAGGTCAGAATGTAATCAAAAGCACACATGAGAATACTGCAACAGTTACTCTAGTAAACGATAGAAAGATATATCTAAAGGGGTCCGATAGACCAGATACTCTGAGGGGCGTGGGGCTTGCATATGTCGTCATGGACGAGTATGCCTCTATGAAGCCAGAAGTATGGGAGATGATCCTAAGGCCCACACTGGCAGACGTTAAGGGTGGTGCTTTATTTATAGGAACACCGGCAGGAAAGAACCACTTTCATAAGTTATGGCTGGAGGCACAGTTACCGGAAAACAAAGAGGATTGGGAGTCTTATCAGTTTGTTTCAACAGATAATCCTTTTTTGGACCCAACCGAAATTGACGCCGCACAGAAATCCATGTCTACACAGGCTTTTAGACAAGAGTTTGAAGCAACATTTGAAAGTTTTTCTGGAGGAGTGTTTCAAGAAGAGTGGGTCAAGTATGAAGAAGATGAAGAGTTTGATGAAGAAGTTTCTTCTAAAGTAGGTCATTACGTAGTATCAGTAGACCCTGCTGGTTTTGAAAAAGCAGATAAGGGCAGAGGTCTTAAATCTTCTAAGCTAGACGAAACGGCAATATCTGTAGTTAAAATTGTAGGAGACGAGTGGTTAGTTAAGGATATACACCACGGACGTTGGAACATTAAAGAAACTGCGGAAAAGATTATTGATGTTTCTGAGGATGTCAACGCCACTACAGTAGGAATTGAATCGGGTGCGTTAAAGAATGCTATCATGCCCTACATTGAAGACGAGATGAGAGTAAGGGGAAGGTGGATAAACATAACGGACGTAACCCACGGCGGTAAAAGAAAACAAGACAGAATAGTTTGGGCCTTACAGGGTCGAATGGAACACGGTAAGATTAAATTTCGTAAGGCAGATTGGAACCATGAGTTTATTTCTCAAATGCTAGACTTTCCAAGTCCTCTATCCCATGATGACTTATTGGATTCTTTGGCATACATAGACCAAGTTTCTGTAGCTGACTATGCAAGTTCGATAGAAATAGATGAGTGGGAACCATTAGATACGGTATCGGGGTATTAATTTATGGACGAGTTAACGTACAGAGACCCTCAGGCATCCTTAGCGTCATGGGTAATGAATAAGGTCGAAGAGTGGGAAGATCACCGTAATACTAACTACATGGAAAAATGGGACGAATACTATCGTATCTGGCGTGGTGTTTGGGCTCATGAAGATAAAACAAGAGAATCAGAAAACTCTAAGCTAATTTCTCCCGCAACACAACAGGCTATTGAGTCTACCGTAGCAGAGCTTGAAGAAGCTATCTTTGGTAGAGATATGTGGTTTGACATACGTGATGACGTAATGGATCAAAATCCTACGGACATTGCAGTAATGCGTACAATACTCCAAGAAGATATGCAACGGTGTAAAGTTAAGGACCCTATTGTTGAGTCTCTCCTTAATGCCGCCATTTATGGCACGGGTATTGCTAAAATAAATGTTGTGGATGAAATTGAAAAGGTTCCAGTTGAGGCGGGTATTCCTGGTACTCTTACGACGGACGTTGGAGTTCAAGAAAAAGTTATTACGTCGGTTAAAGTAGATTCATTAACTCCTAAAGAGTTTGTAATTGATCCTTGTGTTACTTCAATTGATGAAGCTCTGGGCGTTGCTCAAATAGTTATTAAACCCAAATGGGAAATTATGGAAGGAATGAAGGAAGGTGTTTACGAAGATAAACCGCTTGGTGACTATGATAAAATGGACTTGGGCTACGACGAAGAATACAGTAATGACTTGGGTAGCGAAGATAAAGTCAAAATTGTAGAGTATTGGGGTCAAGTTCCTAAAAAATATTTAAATGATCGTAGCAGCTCTATGGAAGAAGAGTTTGACTATGAGGATGATGAACTAGTAGAATCAGTTGTCGTTATTGCTAATGACCATATTGTACTTAAGGCCGCAGAAAACCCATACTTAATGGAAGATCGTCCCTTTGTGGCCTTTCAACTTGATCGTGTTCCCAACAAGTTTTGGGGACGAGGGGTGGCAGAGAAAGGTTACAATCCTCAAAAAGCTCTTGACGCAGAGCTACGTGCTAGGATTGATGCTCTTGCCCTTACGACACACCCGATGCTTGGTGTGGACGCTACTCGTCTCCCTAGGGGTGTCAAGTTCGAGGTCAAAGCCGGTAAGACAATTCTTACAAACGGCGATCCTCGGTCAACCTTGTTCCCCTTAAACTTTGGAAACGTCTCTAATACAACCTTTACTGAGGCTGGTGAATTAGAACGTATGGTTCAAATGGGTACTGGAGCAATGGACAGTGCCAATAGTAACTTCTCAAACCCTAGGAACTCTACTGCTTCTGGAATGTCCATGATACAGGCCGCTTCCATTAAACGACAGAAGCGTACTATTATGAACTTCCAAGAAAACTTTTTAATTCCCTTAATTGAAAAGTCTGCCTTTCGTTATATTCAGTTTTCCCCTGATCGTTATCCAGCAGGAGACTATAAGTTTAAGGCTTACTCTTCTATGGGTATTATGGCCAAGGAACTGGAGATGACCCAGATGATCCAGTTGATGTCAATGACACAACCAGGTACTCCTCCTCATGCTATGTTGCTTATGTCCATTTTTGAGAATAGCTCAATGTCCAACAGGGATCAGATGAAGGCCGCTATTGCTCAATCCCTACAGCCAAACCCTCAGGCACAACAAATGCAACAGATGGTACAACAGCTTGAGCTTATGAAACTGCAAATGGAAATTGAGGAAATGAAGGCCGGAGCAATGAAGGACATGGCCCACGCAGCCAAGTTACAGTCCGATGCCCAGGACAAGAACTCTGAATCCGCTATGGCTAAAGTACAAGTTGATCTTGCAGAAAAGATGGCACGTATTGAAAAACTTAAAGTAGATGCACAGAATGTTCAGTCAGAAACGATGAGGAATATGCCAGAAGTAGAACACTTGCAGTCCGAAACTATTCTTAATTTAGCTAAAGCAGCCGAAACGGGTAGATAATGACTGACAGAGAAATTCTTGAAAAACGTCTTGACTTGTTTAATAGCGATGCCTGGACTATTTTTATAAAAGAGTTAGAGGACATGGCTGAATCACTAGAAAACATACAGACGATAGAAGACGAGAAGACGCTTTTTCTACGGAAAGGGCAGGTAGATATGCTAAATATGTTTATTAATTTAGAGGAGACTACCAAACTAGCGTTGGATCAATTAGAGTTAGACCTTTAATCCCAACATATTTTAACTCCATAATCTTTATACAGGACGGAGGTTAGTACTATGGATAGTGTTGTTGTAGAAGCAGAACAAGAAGTTGAACTAGAAGAAGGCGCAGAGTATGCGAACATCGAAGAGGCTCCCCAAGTGGAACAACCTCAGGAAGAACCGCAAGTGGACTTGCCTGACAAGTTTAAGAACAAGTCGATGGAAGACATTGTTTCTTCCTACGAAAACTTGGAAAGAGAACTTGGAAGGAAGGGACAAGAACTAGGCGAGCTTCGTAAACTTACGGACGGTATTCTTCAGCAACAAGTTACCACTAGTCAAAACGGAACAGCAGAGCCAGAAGAGGAGTTAGATTTTTTTGATGACCCTGACAAAGCCGTCAGTAAAGCCATTGAAAATCATCCGAAGTTCCGTCAGTTTGAAGAGCAGCAAAAGACACAACATGTTCAAGCTACAACTCAACGACTGAAAGAGGCGCATCCTGATTATCTTGAAATCGTAGGAGATTCCAAGTTTCAGGAGTGGGTTCAAGGAAGCCCGATACGTAAGCAGCTATTTGTAGCGGCACATAACTATAACTTAGACTCCGCTTTGGAACTTATAGGTAACTGGAAAGAACGAGCCTTAATTAGTAACACAAGCGAAGCCGAAGCAAACAAAGCTGCTGAACGAGAACAAGCTATGAAGGCAGGAAAAGGCGTATCTAGGACTTCTGCGGAATCCACATCCGGTAAAAAAATCTACCGTAGGGCTGATCTAATCAGACTTAAAACTAATGATCCTGAGCGTTACGAAACTTTGCAGGACGAAATACTTGCAGCATACGCAGAGGGTCGAGTCAAATAATTTTATAAGGAAGAAAGGAGCTAATTATGGCTTTGGGTACTGGTCATCAGACGACTACGACAGGGGCAACTTTTATACCCGAGTTGTGGTCCGATGAAGTAATTGCTGGGTACAAGAAAAATCTTGTGCTTGGTGGTCTTGTCACTAAAATTAATCACTCAGGAAAAAAAGGGGATACTATTCACATTCCTAAACCTGTTCGTGGTTCTGCTACTGCTAAAGCTGCAAATACTCAAGTAACGCTTCAGGGCGATACTCACAGTGAAGTGCAGGTCAGCATTAACAAACACTATGAGTATTCTGTACTCATGGAAGACATCACGGAAGTTCAGGCTCTCCAGTCTCTTCGTCGGTTCTACACTGACGATGCTGGTTATGCTTTGGCTGCACAAGTAGATACCGATCTCTTTACAATCGCTGAAGGACTTCAGGGCGGTACAGTTGGAGGTACGGGAGCAGCACTTTGGGAAAAAGCCGTTATTGGTAGCAATGGTACAACGCTATACACGGGTAACTCCTCAAACGCTGCGGACATTACGGATGCTGGTATTCGGGCTATGATCCTGAAACTTGACAACGCTGATGTTCCTTCGGATAATCGCTTCATGGTTATTCCTCCGATTGCCGCTAATGATATGTTGGCTATTAACCGCTTTACTGAACAACAGTTTATCGGTAATGGTGAAGCTATCAAGACCGGAAAAATCGGTAGCATCTATGGAATGGACGTTTTTGTTTCCTCAAACTGCCCGTCCATCAACTCCGATGCCCAGCGTGTTGGTGTTATGATGCACAAGGATGCCCTTTGCTTTGCGGAGCAAATGGGTGTTCGGTCTCAGACGCAATACAAGCAAGAGTATCTTGGTGATCTGTTCACCGCCGATACGCTTTATGGCGTTGCGGAACTCCGCGACGATGCTGGTGTAGCGTTTGTTGTTCCCGCTACCTAAGTAGTCACAGGGAGGCTCCAGTTTAAAGGGGCCTCCCACTACTACAACATGGGGCTAAGTTATGATTACTTTAGAAGATGCTTTAGCGGATACAAGTTACAATTTAGAACTTGATCGTATCAAAAATAAAATAGCCCGACTGTATAGAGAACTTCTTCTTAAGTCATTTAAACAGTCAAACCCTGGAGCTACTGAAGAACAAATAGCTAGTTTTTTAGAGGAAAACGAACTAGAATTTAAAGGGGACGGGTTTGATGAAGAGGCAGAAGACCTACAGAGTTTAATAGATTTACTTATGCATGAGAACGAAGAGCTTGACGAAGTTAAGGAAAAGGACTACGAAAAGCATGACGTTCAAAAAGGAAGTAAAGCTAAGGAAGTTTCCGAGGGAAGACCCGCTCCTAAAACCGCAAATATTAAGGTTGCACAAGGGGGATTGTTTACTCCTTCCGATAAAAGAAAAAAACCAAGAATTACAGAGGTTTCCGTTCCGACACCTACAGGTCGCATTAAAAGAGTGGCGACGGATAATCCTAAAGTTCGTACTGAGCAGTTAAGTGCTGTATGGGAAAAAGAAAGAGAAAAACTACTTGCGTTAGTTCGTGAACGAAACAAGGAATATGGTGTGGTATTATGAAACCAGTAAAGAACAGAGTTGCCGGAAAATTTGTCAAAAAGAAAAAGAAAAAAATGACAGAAGAAAAGAAAAAGAAAAACTTAGCTCGTTGGGCAGGAGAAAGGCTTAGAGGTTAATTATGCCAAGAGGAAGAACTAAACCTTTATTTAAACCCTTTCCTAAACCTCCTACGCCAAAGTGGGACAGGCAACAGTTGTTTATGAAACTATCAAACCAACGACAAGAAGAACGCTCTCCTTTTGATTCAGGAGATGCAGCATTATACGGTAGCGCAAAATCACTTTACGGGATAGCCCGATATTCTTCAAGGAGTTAAATAAATGAGCGATTATACAATTCAAGTTAGCTGGTCCGGTAAAGATGCTTTAGCTGATTCTAATGCAAACAAAATTATTTCCGGTGGAGATTTTAACACAGAGTTTTCTGCTGTACGAACAGCGGTTAATAGTAAGTATGACTCAGATGATTTAGGCGTAACTCTTCAACAGTACGATGCAGCTACGGTTAAGAACGATGAGGCAACTAATTTTAACGACAACATTGTTTCTCGTCTTAATCTTAAAGACTACGGCGAAGTTACCAACGCTATAGGAGCTACTGGTGGCGGTACGCAAGACATTGACCTGACGGCTGGCAACTCAGTTAGTGCAACAGTTGATACCAGCGCAAATACTTTTACCTTTAGCAACCCTACTGCCAGTGACGAACAGTGTGGCTTTGTTTTATACCTAACCAACGGTGGAAGTCAAACAGTTAATTGGCCAGCATCTGTAGATTTTGCTGGTGGAACAGCCCCGACTCTGACGACTTCTGGAGTTGATGTGCTTTGTTTTACATCGATAGACGCTGGCACCCGTTGGTATGGGTTTGCTGCTGGACTGGACATGAAATAATGACGGGCTTCCGTAATTTGCTCATGGCCGCTGGCAGTGGTGGTGTGTTTGAAATTGATAATAGTATTTTGTTTGATATCGGCGATGCTGAATATTTAGAATTTCCAAATGGCAATACACCAACAAACGCTGATATTGGAACAATAAGTTTTTGGTTCAAAAGAGGACAGCTTGGAGCGGCAAGAGCAAATGATCAGTGTGTCTTTTTTCACGGCACGGGCGGTTCTGTAAAACTTCAAGGTAATTTTGGCGGCGGAACTGGCACTAATGCGGATAAAATTCAAATTGGAAATGGTCATGCAACCAGACCGGCAACTCAATTTAATAATACCGATTGGCAACACCTGCTTATAAGGGTGGACAGTTCTCAAGGGACTGAGGCTGACCGCCAACGTATTTACATTAACGGCTCTTTGGTAACGAGTTTTAGCAATGCAAGCTATCCTAGCCAAAACGCTGATGTGTTTGGAAACGACTCTTGGTTAATTGCAAAATACGGCAGCAATACAGTAAATGGGTATGACGGCAGAATTGCAGAATTTGTTTACTTAGACGGGCAAAGTCTTGACCCTTCTAGTTTTACAAGTGGAACAGGCACCGATATTAAACCGCTTAACATTATTGATCAAAGCCTAACTTTCGGTAACAATGGTTTTTACCTACCTTTTACCAACTCTGCTGGTCTTGGACAAGATTATAGCGGAACCTCTAGTACTACAGTAGTCCAAAAAAATACATACAATGCTGGCAGCGAAATTAACGAAGGCGATCTTGCAGCTAATCCAATTACAGCTATAAAATTTGTGCCTATTGTTTCAGGCACTGTTTCAAAAATTGAACTGAACGCATCAGCAAGAGGTTTTTCTGGCGTTACAGTTCGCCTTGAAACAGATGGCGGTAGTGGCAATGCACCTTCTGGAACACTTGTTACAAATGGCGAAGTAACCGGAATTACAAGTTCTGGTGCAGGTTTAAAAACAGCGACTTTTTCCACACCACCATCAGTAACAGCGGGAACAACTTATTGGATTGGACTACGTGGAGACACAGGCACCTGGGGTCTTCAACACGATGTGTCTGGATCAGGTGGGGCGTTAGGTCTGTATCAAGGGAGCACTCAAGGTTATTATTCTGGTCGAGGAGCGGGTCATTATGTTTATATGAATGGTAATCATTTCACGCCAGTAAACTCACCCACGCAATCAACTGATACGCCAACTAGCTAAAAGTTAGCAAACTAGGAGAAATTAATGTACGTAATTAAAAACGAAAGTAATGCAATTGTTGCTGACGGCAAGGGAAGGAAGTCGTTTAACTCTTTGGCAGTTGTTTTTAGACCAGATGGCGGGCAAACAAACAATGCCAAAGTGGATGAGCCTTTGTTTGACGAAGGTGGCCAGTCTTTGTTTATCCGTGAAGTTGAACCTCAACCCGATAGTAATTTTTACTATTCTTCCTACAACAGCAACGAAGGCTCTTGGACTTCTACGGCTAAAAATTTAGAGGATGTTAATGAAGTTGATAGTAACGGCAACCAAGTTGTAAGTAAAGGACTTAAATCGCAGTGGATTGTTGAAACAAAAGAAAAAGCTAACTACCTTTTAGCTTCTACTGATTGGCAAGTTATAGCAAAAGCAGAACGTGATCGTGCTATTGACTCCAATGTAGCAACTTACCGTGCAGCAGTTATTTCTAAATGTTTAGACATAGAAACAGCAATTACCAATGCCGCAGATATTGATGCGTTTAAGGCGTTGTTTGTTGTACCTAAAAACGGAAACGCTCCAATCAACGATTGGCCTGAAGCATAATGGAAATTAAACCTGTAATAGACGCTGCTGCTGTAGTAGGTGGGCTTGGAAGTTGGTTTTCTTTGCTTCCTGATATTGCGGCAGTGTTTACTATTGTGTGGTTATCTATTAGAATTTGGGAATCTGAAACCGTAAAAAAATGGATGGGTAGGGACTAATGGACCCGGTTACTATAGCCACTGCCATAGCCACAACGAGAACTTTAGTAAAAAGCGCAAAGCACGTTAAGGATATTGCAAAGGGTTTAGATGATCTTTTTACTGCACAAGAAGCAGACCAAAAACCAGAAACTAAAGGTAAACCTAAAAGTCGTACACAACAAATAATTAACATACGAGCAAAGGAAGGCGACGATGCTTTTGATGATGATACTTCTCTTGGTTCCGTAGCTGCTGACGTTTTAGAAAAGGAACAAATTGCTCGTAACTTAAAAAGTCTTGAAAGAGAAATAGATAATAAGTGGGGCAAGGGTACATTTAAAAAGATTGAGCTAGAGCGATCTAAACGTATAGCTGAAAAGCATAAGAAACAACGTGAGAAACGTGAAGAGGCCCAAAGAAAAGCTGAAGAAGGAAAGTCTTTTTGGGTAAAGACAGCATTAGAAATTTTAAAAGGTATTGCTGTAATTGGGTTTATTGCTGGAGGGGTATTTTTACTTTTACATCTTAAGGCGTCTCAGTAATGGATGGCGCAGTTGACATAAAGTTTTTAATTACGTTAGGCGGTATTATTTTTTCTGTAGCTGGTGCCGCTGCCGTAGGTAAAATGCAAATTAAAGCAATACTAGAATCTTTAGCTGATGTAGAAAAAAGACTTAGAGAAATAGATAAACGAATAGATAGTTTAGAAAGTGGGCATGAAGTAGTGGCATCAAAAGTAAAAACATTGGCTGAAATTAATTCTGTATCTGCTTTGGCTAACCACAACAAACAACTAGCTAAAATGGAAGTATCAATACAACATTTAGAAAAAGAAGTAGATAGGCAACAAAAAATGCACAATGGAGTTCACCCATGACAAAACTTTTTTTATTGATATTTCTTTGGCACCAAGATGATACTATAACGCATAACATTGCAATAGTAGAAGAGTGTCCACCTTCAGAAGTTATTATATCTCAATTTCAACCAATGCAAGACATGGGAATGATAAAGAGTTGGGCTGGTTATTGTAAAGATATTAAATTTGATCCTCCAAAAAATGCTGAACAAGAAGAACAAAAAGAACCAGATACAAAAACACAAGGAGCGGAAGAAATAAATGCTTAGTCTTGTTGGATCAGTACTTGGGTTTGTTACTTCTACTGGCCCTGGTCTGTTTAAGATGTTTATGGATGCCAAGCAAGACCAGAGAGATAAAGAACATGAGCTAAAACTGATGGCTCAACAGGCCCAGGACAAGCGAGACGAGGCTTTAATAGCCAGCGTAGGCGAAGTAAATATAGCTGTACATAAGAATGTAGATGAACAAACCAAAAGGGCAAGTCAATGGGTTGTAAATCTTTCCGCTACAGTAAGACCGCTCATTACATATTTCTTTTTCTTGGAATTTGTATTGCTTACTTTTCTTTCGGCATTCGATATGATCAGTCAGGAAATTTTCAGGAACCTATGGTCAGACGAGATAGTCGGAATCTTCAGTGTTATTATCAGTTTTTGGTTCGGTCAACGCTTAGTGTCGAAATGGTCGAAATGATAAATGACAAAGGTCTTCACTTACTAAAGGACTTTGAGGGATTTTCTGGAGAACCATATAAAGACGTAGCTGGAATATGGACAATAGGTTTTGGTTCAATTTATGGTGTAAGTGGCAAAAGGGTTACTGCTGACCACCCTAACATTACTAAAGATCAAGCAGTAGACCTGATGGAAAGAGATCTTAAGACTACAGAAGGTCGTATTGCTAGTTTAGTTAAGGTTCCTCTAACGGAAAACCAGTTTGCAGCTTTATGTAGTTTTGTGTACAACGTAGGTTCTGGAGCCTTCCAAAGAAGTACAGCCAGAATGAAGCTAAACCGTAAAGACTACTTAGGATGTGCCGATGAGTTCTTAAGATGGAAATTTGCAGGAGGCAGACCGATAAAGGGACTTCTTCGTAGACGAGTTGCGGAAAGAGAATTATTTTTAGATGAGGAAATAACATGAGTTATAGAACAGTTATTGACAAAGTACTTACAAGGCTACGAGAAGATACTATAGGTTCAGACTGGTCGGGAACTATTTCAGCAGCAAGCGATGTAGATGACTACCAAAAACTTGTTGGTGAACTAGTTAATGAAGCTAAGGATATTATAGAAGACGCTTGGAATTGGACTGCTCTACGATCTATAGAGACTGTAACGACCTCGGCCTCTACAGCTTCCTATGACATGGCTAACGTAACCAGTCGCTCCCGTATTCTTCAAGTCTTTGACAACACAAATGATGCAGTTTTGAAACAAATTAGTGATGCTCAGTTTCTTAACTACACTTACATAGGTACGACACAAACTGGTCAGCCTACTTACTTCCGTTTAAAGGACAATGACATACATCTCTGGCCCACACCGGCAGGAGCATATGACATTAAAGTAAACGTAGTTATTCCTCAAACAGACCGTACTCTAGCGGCAGATACCTTTACCGTACCTGAAAACCTTATTGTTCTAGGGGCCTACTCTCTTGCACTAAACGAGCGTGGAGAAGATGGAGGTACTGTGTCGGATACTGCTGGACAACGGTTTACTCTTTCATTAACTGATGCTATTTCTCAAGACTCTGATAGAACTGTAGACGAGAATACTTGGTATGCCAGCTAAAAATACAAGTTCAATACCCCTGGCGGGATTAGGAACAAAGGGTCTTAACACTCAGGCTCAGAGTGCTACACTTGGTCTAGAGTTTCTCACGGAGGCCAATAACGTAGTGTATGACCTAGAAGGCCGGATGGGTCCCCGAAAAGGTGTTAAACAAATTACTAAGCCCGTCACTACTGGAGCCATAAAATCTTTAGGAGAGTTTGTTAAGTCAGACAGAACTAGAGAATACTACGGTGGTACAGGAGCCAAAATTGTAAAACTAAACACCGCTACTGCCCCAGATACTTTGGTGGAACAGTCCTTCTCAGGTAGTCCTCAGACTATTAGCGACAGTAATTGGCAGTGGGTAAATTTTAATAATGAGTTCTGGGGAGTACAGTCGGGACATAAAGTTATTAACTACGACGGGACTAACTGGTACGACATAGATGACTTAGGGGCCTATGCTGCTCCTGCTGGAGTAACAACCTTTGACCCTAACTGTGCTTTAGGTGAGTTTGGTAGGGTATTCTATGGTGGTATTACAGAGGCCAAGGGAACAATCTACTACTCCGATAACTTGATTGGAGAAAAATTAAACGGAGGAGCCGCTGGCGCATTAGACCTTAAGACTGTATGGGGTAATGATGAAATTATACACTTGGCTTCTCTGGAAAACAAACTGGTTATCTTTGGAAAACAAAACATTGTTATTTACAGCGGGGCCATTAATCCCGCCACAATGGTTTTAGAGGAAATTATACGAGACGTTGGACTTGCGGGTAGAGACAACGTAGTGTACGTAGGGGCCGATCTGTTCTTCCTAAGTTACGAGGGACTAGTCTCTATAAGGCGTGTCACTCAGACAGACGGTAGGGCTCCCGTTGAGGGACTGTCCACTACAGTTCGTAATGATCTTACCCGCATACTTACTCAGGCTACTGTAGAAAACATTAAAAGCATATACTATCAGAAAGAAGGTTTTATCCTTACGTTAATGCCCGACAATGACAAAGCCTATGTCTTTGATTTTTCTGTAGGTAAGATGGAATTTCCCAGGATTACAACGTGGACCTTTAACTTAGAGCCTCTGTCTGCTTTGTACACTTTTGACGGTAAACTTTATTTTGGTACAACTGATTCTCTAGCAGAATACGATGGTTATTATGATGTAACTCTTACGGACTCAACGTCTAGCTTTGGGACTGAGGGAGCTTGTACAACGGCAGGGGGAACTTGGGACGGATCAAAGTGTTGGACCCCAACTAATACAGATTATAGCTGGTTATTTCAAACACCCTGGTCAGACTTTGGAGATCAAGTGTTTGCTAAGATAATCAAGACGGGGTTAATTACTGTTACCGGAGGACAAGGAGCAGCCGCAACCATACAACTTTTTAAGGACTACGAAGAAGGGTCTCAATATTCTAAAACATTTAATTTAACAAGTGATGCGGTAAATTATCTATACGGTGCTGGCCTCTCAAGTTCTCAGGCTTCTTTGTACGGTAAAGCTACTTATGCAGCGGCAGCAGGTCCCAAAGAATATAAAATTCCTTTGGCAAGAACAGGTAAAACATTTAGAATTAAAATGACTTTTGAAGTTAAGGGTAACTACTCAAGTTTAATCACAGCAAACCTCCTTGCGAAAAAAGGAAAAGTTAGGTAACAGAGAGAGGATAATATGGTACCATTAGTATTAGGAAGTTTAATTGGTGGAGGTCTTAGTTATCTAGGGCAACGACAGGCCTCTAAAGATGCCTTAGCGGCTGCTCAACAACAAGCCGCCGCAACTCAAGCCGCTGCAGCCGGGGCGGTAGAACAGGCACAGCCCTACGGGGTAGGAGGTCTTGGGGGTACGGCACAGTTTGATGCTGATAGTCGAACTGCCCTAATGAACCTATCTCCTGAACTTGCTAACATTTACTCAGGAGCCCTTACGCGAAGTGGTTTGTTTGGTCAACAAGCAGGACAGTATGCAGGGATGGACCCCTTTGCTGCTGGAGAGTTGTTTTACCAACAACAACAGCCCTACTTCCAAGAAGAAGAGGATAGGCAGAGGACGAACTTAGAGACCCGCCTGTTGGCACAAGGACGTTTAGGGGGTACAGGGGGCGCACAAGAGCAGAGGTCTCTGGAGGAGGCTATAGGAGCCTCTCAGGCACAACGTAGGACCGCTGGGTTTAACAGGGCTCAGGCGTTGATTGATACGCTTCTTGGACGTGAACAGGGAGACCTAGCGAGGGCCACTGGACTTCTTGATATTCCGCTACAGTACGCTAATGTAGGCCGTGGTATCGGAGGAACTCTGGGACAGGTAGCCGCTTCTGGGCTTGCTTCTCAGGCAGCTTCTCAGGGACTTCTTGCGTCAGTCCAGGGTACTGGTAATCCTTTGGCCTCTGGTCTAATGGGAGCGGGTGGATACATAACAAAGAACTTTGGATATCAACGTCCACAAGGAACGTAACATGGCTATAGTTGTAGACGATAATGTTCCAGACTTTCTTAGAGAGTTTTTAACTTCTCAAGGGGTCATTAGTGTTAAGGACACTGAGACAGGCGAGACAGGAATTGTTCGTATTCCACCTCGTAGACGAAGACGAGGACCTGAACAAGAACAGGCTGGCGGTCTTGATGAAGAATATACAAACCCTCAGGTAACATCAGCATCCTCTGGGTCTTTATCAGATTTTCTTTCTGGTTTGCTTTCTTCAGATACCCCTATGTCTGCTGAAGATATTGCTACTAATCAAGCATTAGCAGAAGCGGCTGAAAGAGACGCTACGTCTTTAAGAGATTATAGTTTAGAAAGAGGAATACCTCTAACATATGCTGAAGCAGAACCAAATTGGAACCAGTATCAAACAGACCCTGATTATAATATAATGTCTGAAAATGCTCAACGATTTGCAGAAGGAAGAGCTAGTCGAAGTTTTAATGAACTTATGGCAAACGCTGGTTATCAAGACCCAACAGTATCACTAACAACATCCGCTCAAGACCTTGCATCTTTATCCTCAGGAAACTCTGTGCTTGACGGAGCCGCAAATGTATTTTCTAGTATTGGAAACTTCGTAGGTGGTTTATTTAATACTGATAATACTGCTGGGGCTCTCAGTCCTGTAGATCCTGCTGATAGGTCTTTAGCGGGACTCCTAAATCCTGCTTTTGATGACAAGAGACTATCATCAGGTCGTATGTGGGGACAAGGGTTAGGAACAGGTTTAATGGGGTTGGCTAGTTTGGGCAATCCTCTCTTTGGTCCTTTTAATATAGCAGCTAGTATTCTTGGCGAGATGGGATTTCACCATAATTATGATCCTTCTAGAGACTACAATTTAAATTTTGATGTAAATTCTGGAAGATTTGAATGGGATACTTCTGACCCCGCAGGTACAGGCCCTGGAGGAATTGGAGGCGTTTCATACGGCAGTAAAGCCAATGAACAAATGATTATAGATGAAGCAAACGAAAATCCACATCAACAATTTAATGTTACTTTTAAAGATGAAGAAGGTAACGAACAAACTAGGCATACATCTTTTGGTGAAGCTAAGAATATTTTAGATATACTTAACGATCCAGGTTTTACGGGAAATACTATTGGTGTATGGAGTGCTCTTTCTAGTCCAGGTAAACATTTTGGAAGTCAAGAAAGTGCGTTTGGATATGGGACTAACGACAAAGCTCTAATTGATTTTCACTCAGGTTATGGAGGAGACTTATGGAATGCAGTAGCTGGTGAGGTTTATAACCAAGGAGGGGGTTATAATAGTATTTATGGTCCTATGGCTACAGCAGCAGAAGCTCTAGCATTAAACGTATCTCCAACACCACAAGCAATTGAAGCTATGGTTGGAGATTCCTTACAAGGCACCGAGTGGGCCCCTTCAACTTTGGCACTTGCTTCTCAGCCTGATTTAATCTATGACATAGATACTGGAGCTGGAGGTGGTGGAGATGGCGGCGACAGTGGCGGTAGTGGACAACAAGATTCTGGTGGAGAAATAGGAATGTTTGATATGGACGGACCTTTTTAATTTAAGAGGAATTTAAGAATGGCTAATGGATTATTTGCAACTAGAAACATAGGCACTCCTGGAGAAATCCAAAGGCTTATGCAGTTGGAACAAGAAAAACGTATTCGAGACGCTGGTGCTGGTATGCACCCTTTAGTTGCTGCACGTGCCAGGGCAGGACAGGGTATGCAGGAGGCCATAAGTGGTATAGGTACTGGACTTACTGGACTTCTTGGGGGTGAGGAAAGAATACGTTTGGACCCTAGGATGCAAGAGGCCGTTAAGAGAGATAGAGTAAGAACAACTATGATGCAAAAGTACAAAGATGCTGCTGCTGATGGAGACGTATCTTACGAAGAACGTATGGCTATTGCTGCTGATTTAGATGCTGCTGGATTTCCCAATGAAGCTGAGAAAGCCCGTGCTTCTGCAAGAGCCATAAGAGATGAAAAGCGTAAAGAAGAATTATACCCCACCCAAAAATCACTCTTAGAAGCGAAAGCATCGCATTATGCTTCAAAGGGAACAGCTCTTCCAAAATTCAAAAGTTACACAAAAGAACAAGTAAAAAACATAACAAACCTTTTAAATAACAGTGACGCAGGTTTGGCACTGTTTAAAAAAATGTTTCCTAACGACTGGATGAGCCCCAACGAAGAAAACATAGATCAGCTTGCCGAAACAATTTCAAGAGTAGATCAAAAGTATAAGTATCAGCTAGGTCCTGTAGCAGCTTTTAAACTGTGGGTTGCAGGAGAAACCCCAGGTGTT